AATATTGGACCATTACCTAATATAAACCCTGCATTTTTAGAGCGTAAGAATGCTCTTTATGCTGAAATTCAAAAGAGAAAATTGGAAAATTGGATATGAATATTTTTCGCAATAGATTTTTAAATACTGCTTCTTTTTTATTAGCTCCTCCTGATATACCTAATGAAAATGAAGATACACGCTCTGAGGCTCAGAAGCAGCGCGATGCTATCGAAATAAGCGATAGCACAGACGAAAAGAATAATAAGGAAAGTTCTTCATCTTCTAATGAAAATAAAGATGAAAATGAAGAAGGTGAAGAAGAAAACGACGACGAAAACGAAGATGAAAATGACGATGAAGAAGATAAAAACGAAGATGAAAACAAGGAAGAAAATGAAAATAAAGAAGAAACTGATGAAGAAAAGACCGCTAGGTTAGCTCAAGAAAAAGAAGAACGTAAGCAAGCACGTAGACAGCGTAAATGGGATAAGCTCGCTGCTGAAAAAACTGCTGCTGAAAAGCGTGTTCAAGAATTAGAAGCCAGATTAAAAGAACAGCCTGTTGAAGGTTTGACAGAAGAAGAAGTACAGCGCAGAGCAGATGCTTTAGCTGCTACTAAACTTGCTGAGCAACAAGCTAAAGATGCTAAAAAGAAATTTGAGGATACTTGTGATGACTTAGAGGCTAAAGCTATCAAAGCCGATAAAGAATTTACACGTAAGATTGTAGAAGTGACTACAGAATTAGGGCCTATCCCTGCTCCTATCATAGAAGTGTTAGGAGATTTAGAACATGGTAACGGTGGCCAAGTTTTAGCTTATCTGGCAGATAATATAGATGAAGCTGAAGATTTATATGAATTGCGCGACAATCCGCGTAAGTTAGATAGAGCTTTAAGTAAAATATCAGACAAACTTAAAGAGGCTGATAAAAAGCCAAGGCGTGAGCGTTCTGCTGTACCGCCTCCTATCGAACCTGTTGGAAATAGCAGACAGGAAAGTACTAGAATTACTGGTAAAGAAACGCAGGAAGAATTTAACGCTAAGCGTGCTAAGCAAGAAGCTGAAAAACGCGCGGCTAGAGGATACTAAAATGAAATATCTGGATCAAGTCAAATACACATGGCACAGGTACAAAGAAAAGCTAATGCTAGCTTTTGTGTGGAAGCTCCCAAAGTCTATAGTTTATTGGTGCGCTATCCGCTTAGGAACGAACGCTACTCAAGGCGAATATTCAAATCAGAATGTCACCGATTTGACATTCGTAGACGCTCTTAAACGCTGGTAAATGTCTAGAGTGTGGGTAAAATATTTTCGATTTACCCACACTCTACCCCTTTACAATTTTAAAAAGTTAAGCATTAATCGCGCGATCCCTCTTTGTCGGGCAAAAGACACTGTTTTAAGTTAAAGCCGCCTTGGTCCGGTAAAATTGGCCCTGATGCTTGTTAAACTGGTCGCTTCAAGCACGATCAATAGCAATTCATCAGTTTTCCAATTTTAAAAGGACTTTTAATTATGGCTGGTAATACTTATCTCACGATTGACATGATTACTAAGGAGGCTGTGCGTCTCTTTAAGAATAGTAACCTGTTCATTATGAACATGGATACTCAATACGATAAGCAATTTGCTATCGACGGCGCAAAAATTGGCGATACTCTGCGTATTCGTCTGCCGTCTGACTTTATCGTTACTGATGGCCCTGCAATGCAGCTTCAGGACAATACGCAACAGTTTACTACTTTAACTGTTTCGTCACAAAAGAACGTCGCTACGCCTTATACCACGGCTGAGCGTACCATGAGCATTGATAATTATTCGGACCTTGTTATGGCTCCAATGATTAATGCTCTTGCTGGTAAAGTTGCACTTGATGTCATGTTAGGTTCTGAGGGAGGCGTTTGTAATTTCGTCTCTAACGTAGATGCTAACGGTAATATCATTTCTCCTACTTCAGATCAGTTCTTAGACGCTAACGCTATCCTTGATGACCAAGGCGCGGACGATATGGATAGACGTGTTGTCAATTCTCCTAAGACTGACGCGCGTACTACTAGCTCTCTGCAAGGCTTGCTCAATCCTACTCCTGAAATCTCCGCTCAATTCCGTAGCGGTAAAATGAAATCAGGCTTAGGGTATGGTCGTTGGTTCCGCGATCAGACTGTTATCACTCATACGTCTGGTAACTATACCAATGGCGTTACTATCTCTGGTGGTGGTCAATCTACTGGTACTGGCGGCGGTAATATTACTGTTTCGGCTATGCCGGGAGGCGCTACCTTACGCAAGGGCGATATTATCACTATTGACGGTGTTAATGGTGTTAACCGCGTCACCAAGCTATCTCAGGGTACGCTTCGCCAATTTGTTGTAACTGCTGACGTTGGCGCTGGTGCTACTACTATTCCAATCTATCCCGGTTTGATTGGGCCTGTTGGTGGTTTTGCTGGCGGTGCGGATCAGCAATACCAAACCGTTGACGCTTTACCGCTCAATGGTGCTACTGTTCGCATGGTGACTAAGGCTAATGAGGTTTATCGTAAGTCTATTGCTTATACGCAAAAGGCCGTTACGATGGCTACTGCGGACCTTGTGTTACCGCGTAAGGCTATTGAAGAAGGCGCGCGCGCCAACTTTGATGGTATTGCAATGCGTATTATTACTGACTACTTACCGAACAGCGATCAGTTAGCTACTCGCGTTGATGTGTTGTTTGGGAAAAAGTATATTCGTCCTGAGTGGCTCTGTGTTTGCGCTGATAGGGTGTAATATAAGTCAAGCCCTATCCCTTTAATTAGGGGTAGGGCTTATTATGTCTATAAAAAGGAAATTAAAATGGCTATTTTACCTACCAATCATTTAGATCAATCTATAGATCAGCCAGACATTATAGCGGCTCAAGATCAAAAATTTGTTAAAAATCCACATCCGTATAGTGTTTCAAATCCACATCCTAAGTTTGGTAAAGACACTAATATTTTAAATGAGCAAGGCCATACGGAATATCCTAAGATGATATACCCGCATGGAAAAGAAAATGCTGGTGTAGTCGCAAAGAATGCTGAAGAAGAAGCTAGTATACTTGGCGGCAATGCTCCTGAAGCCAAGCCTATCGAACCTCAACAGCAAAAAAATCAGTGGTCTTAATTTAAATGACAACAGCCCGCGATTTTGTAACTTTAGCAATGAAAGAGGCTGGCGTTTTAGGCGTTGGTCAAACTTTGCTGGCTGAAGATATAAACGATGGGTTTACTATTTTAAATATGATGCTTGATGAATGGCAACAAGCAAGATGGCTTGTACCTTCACTTCACGAAGTATCAGCTATAGGAAATAGTCAGAAGTCAAATCTTATAGGCCCCGGTCAATATTATAACACTCAAAGACCTGATAAAATACAAGCTGCTTATTTTAAACAAATAACAGGACAAGATAGCGTAAATAATCAAGTGAGTTTTCCTCTAATTCCTATATGGAGCTATGAGGATTACTCACTATTGGCTTTAAAAAATTTAAATTCTTGGCCGCAATATATTTTTTACGATAACGCTTATCCTTATGGTAATGTGTTTGTTTGGCCTATTCCTACCGACCAATATTCCATACATTTGATTATCAAAAGCCCCATAGGCTTTACTATTCAAATCCAAAATGGAAATATACAAGACGCTGGTGCTGGATATGTTGATGGTACTTATGTTGCAGTCCCTTTGATAAATCTTACTGGTTTTGGTTCTGGAGCGACTGCGAATATCACAGTAGCAGGAGGTATTGTTACTGATTTTGAAATACAAAATGAAGGAGAAGGTTACGTTATCAACGATATGCTTACTGTAAGCAATTCTGATTTAGGTGGCTCTGGCTCTGGCTTAGTGTGGCGTGTAACTCAGGTTACAGATAACTTAGACGCTGAATTTAACATGCCAGCTTATTATAGAAGTGCGATACATTATAATTTATGCGTAAGACTGCGTTCTATGTATCAGCTTCCTCCAGATATAATGCAAAACAGACTAGCTAAAAATGGAAGATCGTTAATCAGGAAGGCTAATCTTCAAATACCTACATTAAAAATGCCTCCTGCTCTGCGTTTCGGTAGAGGTAATAATTTTTACATTTTCAATGCTGACGCGAGATAGGAATTTAATCTTAAATATATAAGTTGAAATTCTTGCTCAGACAAGTTAAGTTTTTCTTACGAAAGGAAAAACTTATGAGCAAAGTCAAATTAGAATTAAAAGGTTTAAAATTTAATAGTTGGAAAGTTTTATGCGAAGCTGAAGGAAGGTTAAGAGGTTGTATAGGTTGGCATTGTGTTTGTGATTGTGGAACAAAAAGAATAGTAGCTGGCTCACATCTTAAGAGCGGTCATTCTAAATCTTGCGGCTGTGTGAGAAATTATAATACTAAAATTAGAGAAACTACTCATGGTATGACGCAAACACCACTTCACAAAATTTGGTTAGGAATGAAAAATAGATGTTATAATAAAAATACAATTTCTTATCGTTCTTATGGTGAAAGAGGAATTAAAGTTTGTGATCGTTGGCTGAATAGTTTTGAAAATTTTTTTGAAGATATGTCTAG